GGGTGGGTTATCGTATTAACGGAATTGTGCTGGATAAAAGAGAGGAAGACTTGGAAACTTACCGCGTCACTTCTTGGACTCCGCACGAAATATCAATAGTATCCATACCCGCCGATAATAGCGGTTCGGGAGTTGGGCGTTCGTTTGAAGATGAGGAACCAAAAATGACTACTGAAGAGAAAAAGCCAGAAATTAACATTAAAGAGATTCAAGAATCAGCACGCAAAAAAGAAGTTGAGCGAATCAAACAGATCACCGCTTTTGGTCGCAAGTTTGAAAGTAGCGAACTAGCAGAAAAAGCAATTAATGAGGGTATGGAAGTTGCGGATTTTCAGCGCAAGCTTTTGGATGACCTATCCGAGCGTGGTTCGCAGCAAGTTAAAAAAGCTGAAGGGCCAGAAGTCGGCATGACTCCAAAAGAGACCAAGCAATACTCTTTTTGTAGAGCACTAGCCGCGTTATCTAATCCACAAGATAAGCGACTACAAGAGGCGGCAGCGTTTGAGTTTGAATGCTCTCGTGCGGCGGCTGAGAAATACAAAAAAGATCCACAAGGTCTGATGATTCCTTACGATGTGCTTGCTCAACGGGATTTAACAGTAGGCACCGCTACGGCTGGTGGTAACACGGTTAGTACGGATCTACTTGCCAGTTCATTTATTGATGCTTTGAGAAACCGCACGGTAGTAGTTCAAAAAGCTACAGTAATGAATGGCTTGGTCGGTAACATTGCGATTCCACGACAGAGCGCACAAGCGGCGCCAAGTGCGTATTGGGTTGCGGAGAATGCGACGACAAACGAAGGGCAACCAGCTTTCGATCAGGTGACGTTAAGCCCTGAAACTCTTGGCGGTTATACTGATTTTTCTCGCAAGCTATTCCTACAGAGTTCTATGGATATTGAAGCCTTTGTAAGAAATGAACTAGCTAAAATCCTTGCGATTGAACTAGACCGAGTTTGTATTGAAGGATCAGGCAGCGGCAACGAACCGGCGGGTATTTTGAATATTGCCGGTATTGGTGATGTCGCTGGAGGTACTAACGGCGCGGCGCCAACCTGGGATAACATTATTGATCTAGAAACCGCAGTAGCTCAAGACAATGCGGATGTGGGATCACTGATGTATCTAACCAACGCCAAGGCACGCGGCAAGCTTAAAAAGACTCGCATCGAATCGGGCTCACCTGAAATGGTCTGGCCTAACAACAGCGCATTGATCAACGGTTACGAAACAATGATAACTAACAACGTCCCAAGCGATCTAACAAAAGGTTCTGGAACTGCGTTAAGTGCTATTTTGTTTGGTAACTTTGCGGACTTGATGGTAGGCTTCTGGTCCGGACTTGATATCCTGGTTGACCCTTACACGGCCTCAACTTCTGGTACTGTTCGAGTTGTTGCTATGCAAGATTGTGATATTGCGGTCAGACATGCTGAGAGTTTCGCAGCAATGAAAGACGCTATTACCACATAGTAAAATAGGGGCGTGAAAGCGCCCCACTCTTTTGGGGGTGTTATGAAAGTTAAATTTTTGAAAGGTCATGTTGTTAGAGGTAGTGGCGGCGCTAGAGTTGCGGCGTATTGTGTCGGCGATGTCGCTGAAGTTACTCAACAGCTTGGCAAAACTTTGTTAGAAATGGAAAAAGCCGTTGAAGTTAAAGAAGCAAAAAAGCCGGAGCTGAAAAAGAAAGATGTTTAACGAAGACATCAGCGCCTTTTTTGATACAAACGAATTTGCCGACGTAGCAGAAAAGAGCGACGGCACCGAGGTATCAGGTATTTTGGATATAGAGCCCGTACAAACAGGGGATTTTATATCTAACGAACCTACTTTTTTGATTCCACACACTAGCGCGTCCTTGTTGCCTCGCGATACTGCGGTAACTATCAAAAACGTGTCGTATGTTGTTGCCAATGTCGTGCGAGACGATGAAGCGTTGATTAAATTGGTGTTGAGAAATGCATAAAGCAGAACAGATACTAGTACAAGTGGAAACGCTTTTAAATCAGATAAGCAGCTTGAATGTAGAGCGCTCTATGTTTTACCCGATTGAATCCGACCAGCTACCGCGTGTTGTTATTAGTTTTGGTGGTGATACTGTCGTAAATAATTCGACTAATACCACCGTAGACAGCAGTTTAACGCTAGAATTAAAGGTGTTTGTTGATGAGTCTGGCGGTGATTTTGAAACGGAATTAGCGCGCCATCGAACAGACATTAACGTGAAATTATTAACAGATTATACGTTAGGGCTTGGTTTTATCATTGATATTGACGAAGGTAACGCAGCGCCGCCGGAGATTATCGAGGGTGAAAAACCGAGAGCAATGCAAGTTTTAACGTATAACGTTTTATACCGCAGAAATCGAATTAATCCAGAACTTTAGAGGGCTAGACCATGGGCTTAACACGGCGTGAAGTCATTGCAGCAAAAGTAGAATCAACATATAAGACCGAGAACGCACCAAGCGCCACCGATGCGGTTTATGTTATCAACCCAACTTACGGATCAGAGGCCAACATGATTGAAAGGTCCGCAGGGGTTAAAGAAACCATTGCACCCTTCCAGGATATTTTTGGCGGACGATTAACTACGCTTTCTTTTGACGTTGAGTTGAAGCATTCAGGAACAGTAGACACCGCGCCAGATATTGGTGTCTTGCTTCGTGGTTGCGGTTTTGGTGAGACTATCAACGCCTCTACTAGCGTTGTATATGAGCCGGTTTCTACCAGCTTTGATAGTTTGACGATTTACTACTACCAAGATGGCAAGCTTAAAAAGCTGCTCGGTGCTCGTGGTTCGGTTAGTTTTTCAGGTTCGGCGGGTAACCTCTTGATAGCGAGTTTTACTTTTAGCGGCCATGACGGTGGGATCACTGATAGCGCGATTATTTCGCCAACATACGAAAGCACCGTACCCCCTGCTATGCTTTCGGCCGATTTTAACTGGGCTGGTGAGGGCGTTGGTAACTTGTCGCTTGAAAACTTTTCGCTAGATGTTGGTGTTGGTCTGAGTAAACCGAAAGACATTAACACCGCAAACGGCTACGGCGAATTGTTGCCAACCACTCGTAAAATCACCGGCACATTTGACCCGCTAGACGTGCTCGACGCGACTATTGATTTTTATCAGCAGTGGGAAGGTGGGACATTAGGCGCTTTGACTATGAATATAGGAACGCCGGGTGGTAACAATGTGCAGTTTGATTGCCCCAAAGCATATATAACGGGAATAACCGAGGGCGATAGAGAAGGTCAAAGAATGCTTGAAATAAGTTATTCAGCAGTTGAAAACACTTCGAACGGCGATGATGATTTAACTATAACGTTTAGCTAAAAGGAAAAATGGATGGCTATTAAATTAATTAGTGGTTTAACAGGTGAATGGTACGAGCCAGAACAAGAAGGCGAAGACAAATCAAGATTTAAGATCGAGCCGTTAACAGGTTTACAGTATCATGAGCTAATAGGGCACATTAATGATAGTGGTAAGCTCGATACCGATGGCGTTAAAAAGTGTTTGCGATACGGTTTAAAAGATTGGGATAACGTCGGCACAGAAAACCCATTTTCTGTTGAGGTGGCAATCAGAAGCCTACCGGCAAAATACTTGCTCTTGATTAGTTCGCGCATTTTCGAGGTATCATCATTCGATGGTGAAATGGAAAAAAACTTAGAATCACAATCGAAGTAAGTAGGAATAAAAACCTATTCGATTGTGATAGATGCACCAAAAAACATTGTGACAAAGACAGGAAAAGGCCCGGCTCTATCGGGCCTAGTGATTTTCCGATTTACAGCATAGAAGGTGAAGATTATTACACTTGCCTTCTACCAATGGTGGAGCGGGATTCATGTTATCTTATAAGCTTGTATAACCATTATGAAAAAGGCCAGTTGTTACTTTCTGGCGGCGTAGCGGATCAGCCAAACGTGTACTTAGAATCCATGACTAAAATCGGTGATATAGTCAATGCCTCAAAATCTTAAATTTGTTGTTAGTGCGGTGAACGAAACCGAAAAGGTTTTTTCTGATGTCGGTAAAGCCGTCAAAAAGATAGACAAGCAAAGTGCGGGCATGTCTAAGTCGCTCAAGATGGCTGGCTCAGTCGCGAAAACCGCAGGGCTTGCGATTGTGTCGGGCCTTGCTACCGCAGGCACGACGCTTGTTGCCACAACGTTGGCAGCACAAGAAGCAGCGGCAGAGATAGACAACTTATCACGGATTGCTGGCGTCACTTCTAGCGAGTTTCAAACGCTAACATATGCCGCGCTCGATTATGGTATTGCGCAGGATAAAGTTAGTGACATTCTGAAGGATGTTAACGACAAGGTTGGCGACTTTTTATCAACTGGCGCCGGACCTATGCAAGATTTTTTCACCAACATTGCTCCACAAGTTGGCGTCACGGCTGAGAATTTTGCAAAGCTCAGTTCAAAAGATGCGTTACAGCTCTACATATCTTCGCTAGAAAAAGCCAATCTTTCACAATCCGAAATGACCTTCTATATGGAAGCCATAGCGAGTGATTCCACCGCGCTAATCCCTCTATTTAAAGAAGGCGGCAAGGCCATTGCTGAGCAAGCAGCGGAGGCGGAAAAGCTCGGAATCATATTGAGCGATACCGACGTGGCTTTACTTGATGCCGCTAACGATGCCACGGAAAAAGCGAAGATTGGCTTTAGTGCATTGGGCCAACAAATTGGCGTCAAGTTTTCGCCGCTAATCTCTGATTTATCAGATAGATTTTTCGGTGTTGCTGCAGAGGCTGGCGGTTTTGGTGAGATTGCAACTAAGGTGTTTAACGCTGTTATCAAAGCGGCTGGATTCCTTGCTAATGCCATTGGCGGTATCGGGTTGATATTTGACGGCCTTAAACTTGCCGTTGTTTCTTTTCTTGAGTTCGCCTATACAAATTTAGCTAAATTTGAAAAAAGCATTGTAAGCCTTATCAATAAGATACCAGGCGTATCTATTTCAGTAGTAGGCGTTTACGAAAATATCGCCGGGAATTTAGGCCGCATCAAAGAAGATATTAAGTCAGATATAAATGAATTTTTAGCAGCTCCACCCCCTAGCGAAGCATTAGAAGTATGGTCGGAAACGGTCACAAGAAAGTATAGAGAGACCGCCGAGCAGTTAGCAGAAATTAAAAACGAGGCTATCCAGGCTGATGCGGAGACCAGTCAGCAGGCACAAGAGACTATCCGCGAACAGCGAGAAATGTCCAAGGAGGAGGAGATACAAAGCGAGCTTGAAAAAAATGGAGTAATGGCTCAGCATATCCAGCAAAGGATAAATTTAGAAAAGGCCAGTGAGCTAGAAAAATCGCGTTTTTTAATTGAGAATTCGGCTAACGTTTTCAAAGCTTTTAGCGGCCAATCTAGAAAAGTTTTTGAAATGCAAAAGGCGCTTTCTATTTCCGAAACTTTGATTTCTACTTACCAAAGCGCAACTAGTGCATATAAGGCCATGGCTGGTATTCCCGTTGTTGGCCCTGCGCTGGGTGTTGCAGCCGCAGCCGCAGCAATAGCAGCAGGGAAAGCCAACGTCGACCAGATACGATCACAAAAATTCAGTGGACAGGCTCACGATGGGTTAGCCATGGTGCCAAACACGGGCACATATTTACTAGAAAAAGGTGAACGGGTTGTTAAGAAAGAAGACAACAAAAAGCTTTCTCAGGCGTTGGACCAAGGCATGGGGGGAGATGTTAGCGTAACCTTCGAGATTAAAGCAATGGATACGCAATCAGCTACTGATGTGATTTTACGTAATGAAAATGTGATTGTATCAGTCATTCAAGAAGCTTTCGAGAAGCGCGGCGTTAGAGGGCCCCTAGGATAATGGCGGGAACACTAAATTTAGCAGACTACCCCATTAAAAGTTTTGAGATTATATCCGATCAGCCTAGCGTTGTTTCAGTCTCGCAAAGCGGTGTGCATTACTCTAGAAATGTAGGCGCGCACTTGTGGAAATTAAAAATAGAAACTGACATGATGGCGCGGTTGCAATACCAAGCGCTATGGGCATTTTTGATTAGTCAAAACGGAAGGCTTGAAAATTTCGAGGTAACTTTACCTGTCCACGGTCAGTCACTAGGTACAGTTACTGGAACCGTCACAGTCTCATCATGGACCGATGACAATACTGTAATCTTAACTAACGTTGGCGGTGGTTCGACTTTAAAAGCGGGCGACATGTTTCAATTCGCAGACCATACGAAGGTTTACATGTGCACCGCAGACACCTCCGAGTCTGGCGGCGATATGACTGTTAACCTGATGCCGTCCGCAAGAACTCAATCAGTCACAGGAACTTTGTTAGATTTTACACCTAGTTTTACAGTGGTTTTGGATGATTCTGAAATCTCCATAAAGAGAGATACTTACACCTCCTCGCTCAAGATTACATGCATGGAGGCGTTAACGTAATTATGGTTAAACAATATCGGAATATTGAATCCATACCACAAGATAAATCAACCTATTTTTATTTAGTATCGCTTGACGTCCCTATTGATAATAACGGTAATTCCACTACTGTGCATATGACCAACGCTTATAGAGATATCGCGGTTAATTTGCTAGGTACAGGTTATCCGGATACGGTTTTTTTAAGGTTAGGACATTTATTATCAATCGGAAAAATAACTGAAGATTTAAACGTAAATACAAGCGGAACCACCATAACCCTAGCCGGTGCTGATCAGACTTTTATCAGTTCTTATTTAAGTTATCCGGGATTCTCTCATAAAGTTACAATTCGCATCGGTCGCATCTATTCGGCCGATAGTTCATTACACGACATTACTATAATTTTCAGCGGTTTTATTGATTCCTATTCAATATCCGAAGACTCAAGCAGCGGCACAAGTACTCTATCTTTGAAAGCCACCAATCAATTTTCTGTTTTTAATCGCCAGTCTGGCCGCCGTCTTAATGATGACGACCAACAGAGTCTATATCCAGACGATCGCGGGTTAATGTACACGGGCGAACTTATCGATGATTTAAGGTGGGGTGAATCGGATGTCTAAAACCCCTAGTATACAAGAGTCGCTGAGAAGGATTAGCGCAAGAGTTGACGAGCTTCACACTGCTAACTTAACGACAAACCAAACTATCGCAGATGAGTACTCGGATAGTGATTATGCTGAACCCGATTTTGATGAGTCTATCCAGTCGTTTGATGAGAAGAAAAATAACCAAAGTACCAACATAAAAAAGTTACCTGTGGTCTATGGTACTGCGTTTGTTAGAGGCACTAGAGTTTTTGCGGGTGTTAGCGGTACTAGTCGTGAATATTTATATTTGGCGGTTGCTTTTTGCGAAGGGCCGATCAATGGTTTTAAAAATATCTACGTAGACGGAACTAACATAACCGATTCTAAGTTTTCAGGGTTGGTAAGTTATACCACATATGAAGGCTATACGTGGCAATCTGCGGATAACGATTTAATTAATAACTTTGCGTCTATTGGTTATGGCTCATTTCATAAGTTGACTGGTATAGCATATGTTGTTTGTCGTTTTACATACGACGAGGACGTCTTTTCAAGCTTCCCAAACCTCACAGCAGAGGTAGAAGGTAAGCTAGTTAAGCAATCGCTATGGGGGGGCGCAGGTCCTCTTGATTTTTTAAAAACTCCAGCGGATGTCTTAGCGGACTACATGACCAACCCAATCTACGGCGCCGGTATCGATCGGGGGCATCTAGCCTGGATGGACTCTCTAGAGTACAACACAGTCGCCGACCAAAGTATTGTTGATAATTTAACAGATAACAACTATATACAAAAATATGAAGTCAACGCAGTTTTAGACACTTCCAAAACTTTACTATACAACATAAAGCAAATATTGATAAGTTGTTTTGGTAGTCTGATATATCAGAGCGGCTGGTATTGGCTGGTTCCAGGCGAGCAGCAAAACTACAATTACGCTACATTAACACAAAAAAGCATAATAAACGGATCAATAAAAATAGGTTATCCATCAAGGCGAAACCGTTTTAACAAGATAAAAGCGACCTTTATAAATTCTAGAAAAGATTATAAACCGTGGGTTTATACCGAAGAGGTCTCGCAGTATTTAGACATTGACCAAGACATTGACAATACAAAAGAGATCACAGTTAAACACGATAATAACCCTTACAGAGTACAGCAATGGGCACAAATGTACTTGAAGAAATCGCGCCAAGGTTTAACTTTTGAATGCGAGCTTGAACCTAACTGGGCTTATGCGACTATTGGTAATGTTTATTTAGTTACTCACCCAACGCCGGGTTGGATTTCTAAGCCTTTTACGTTAACTAAACTAACTGTTAATAACTCTTTTCGAGTTTATGGGGTATTTGTTGAGTACAACTCAAGCACATACAGCGCAGAAACGCCAGGAGTTGAAACCGCTTTACCTGATACGCTTCTGCCTGATCCTTTTAACGTATCACCCCCAACAATAACTGGCGCAAGCTCAGGGACGGCCGATCTATTGCAAAGCGGCGATGGCTCTATCATATCTAGAATAAAATTAACTTGGACCGCTCCTAGTGATGCGTTCGTTAGTCATTATGAAATCCAATTCAAACTTAAAAGTGAAACGTTCTGGGTTACGGCACCCCCAGCCATAGGTATAGCTAACACCGAAACTTATATAACCGGCGTGAGCGACGGAATTAATTACGATATTCGCATAAGATCAGTTAATACAATGCGGCAAAAATCAATCTGGGCAACTACTTCTCATTTTGTTGTAGGTAAAACTGAACCGCCAAACGACGTTGCGACATTTACAGTTGAAGAGCAGGCTGATAGAACAAGAGTGTTTGAGTGGACCATGAGCACAATACCTCTTGATTTGGCAGGGTATATAATAAAATACCACGCCACGGCGGGAACTGCTTGGTCTAGTATGACTGACATGCACTATGGCTTACATACAGTAAGCCCGTGGGAAAATAATCTGTTAACGGCTGGAACGTATGATTTTGCAATAAAAGCGGTTGATACCAGCGGTAATGAAAGCGTTAACGAACGTAGAGTTAGAGCAACAATATCAGCGCCAAGAGAAGGGGCCGCGTTCGCGAATATCCGTTGTCATGTTGAAGGTTGGCCGGGCACTATATCCGGCGCTACTATTGACGGCTCTAGATTAGTAGCAGACTTAAGCCAAACTTGGAGCAGCTTAACGACTTGGGACGCTTACGACACTTGGAGCGGTTCCGGTTCTAGTAATATTGTTTACACTCACACGGCTTTTAATCTTGGTACAAGTAAAACTTTTACTTTAGAAGCTAATACTACTTACTCGGGCGACTCCGTTACAACTGAAGAAAGGCACAGTACAGACGGCGTAAGCTATTCAAGTTATGCTACTATAAACACAAGTACGCAGATCACAGCGCAGTATTTACAAGTAAGAATCACAGTAACGAAAGCAAGCGGCGAAGCTGCTTATATAGATCAATATACGGTATTTTTGAAGGCGGTTTAATTATGGTTTGGCCCACTGATGACTTAACTACAGCACATTTAGATTCAAGCACAGATGACCCAGGGTTGGCGCGTGCGGAATTAAAAGCAGCGGTTGATAAGATCAAATCTATACTTGCTGAAGTACCTAGCGGCTCTACGGTCTGGCATAGTTCTAATGATGGTCCGGGTGGTACGCCGTCACTTGATGCCGCAACGCTTGGTGGATCAGGTAAAGATAGCGCTTATCATTTAAATTTATCTAACGCCACTGGCACACTTGCAGCCTCAAAAGTATATGATGGGCCAGGTTCGGGGCTCGATGCTGATCAGCTTGATAATCAAGATGGCTCGTATTATCGAGATCTGGGCAACGCTACCGGCACTCTTTCAATGAGTCGCATAGCTAACAACTCAATAACCGCTTCAAAAATCGCAGCTAACGAAGTGAAAACCAGCGAGCTTTCAACATTGCAAGAAGAAACGTCTTCCGCAGCTTCTAGAAGCTACGTTATTCTATCAAGCGGTGAATATGGCTTTATCCCGCAAGTAAAAACAGCGAATAACACAACCACGGCGCAACTTGAAGCGGTTGTTGGTTTTCGCGGTAGTGTTGCGGCTACGTGTACCACTTCCTACACTACAAGGATGGTGCTTTTCGGTGTAACCTCAATTACTGCAATAACTGCTAGAATTAGATACGTAACATCATCGCCGCCGTACAAACTAGGCAATGATGAAGTGCCGTTATTTACTTGGGTACAATTAGATTCAAACGATAACATCATGGCTATTCAATCGTCCCATACTCCGCCATGGGCGTACAATGGCCCCACAAATATACGCCCGGAAAAGAAAGACCCTATAACCGGCCAATACCTTGTAACACGTAGGAGTATTGATGAGGAAACCGGGGAGGTCACTATAACTGACCAGCCAATAACTCATGAATTAAAAAATGCAGATATGGACTTGATACCACAGCCGTTTCTATCAAGGCAGCCAGGTGATAAGGTCATTTTATTAGACCCGCCTGAAACACTTTATTTGAAAGAGCTTCACGAAAGCGGTGAATCTGTTTGTGATCTATTGCAAGATGATTATTTGCGAATTGATAACACTCCGATTGCAAGAGCGACGCCAAGCGGTGTTTTACCGGCTAAATTTAAATGGAAAAATACACGCGCAAGAGTTGGAGAGGCCGCAAAAGATAGGCGCATGAAAAGAGGCGTTTTTTCTCAAAATGAACAAGAGAGAGACGAAACAAGAAGGCGAATTGTAGAAAGAAGAGCCAACCGCAGAATAAACATAGGTGAAAATGGAAGAGATAATAGAAATGAATAGCTTTTGGTGGTTCATATTGTCAGCACTTGCAATAATAGCCGCGCTATTATTTGGGCTTTATAGAACGCCAAAGAATATCATTAACTTTTTCAAATCCAATCCAGGTGCGGCAAAGGGGATTGTACTTGCTTTACTCTTTGTTATTGTTGGCGTAATTACTCTAGAAAAAGTTATAGCTGAGCCATTAAAAACGTTTGATGGTATGTATATTTACGCAGGTGTCGAACACCCTAACAAGCCATCGCGCTTTTGTGAGTATGGTTTTGAAAACCATTATTGGACAAGTAATCTAGGCGGCGGATTAAATCTATTAAAATCAACAGATAACAAATTCGAAATGAATTTGAACTATACTCACCATTCATGCGTTGTAGCTCGGGATGCAATCTCATATGATGCATGGGGTTTACAAATGAGATATCAAATAGATTTTAAATGACAGACTTAGCTATACTTATATTAAGCGCGTTTATTTGCACTTTTATAGTTGTTGTATTAGTTAAGCTATCCACTCACCCCCGAATTAAGAGGTTTTGGCGATGGTTATTAGGGTAATGCCTCCAGAACGCAAATCAGATCGATGGGGCGAAGGTCATTGGGGAGCGAGAAGAGGTGAGCGAAAACACGAAGGCGTTGATTATGACACACCAGCGGGAGCGGTAGTATTATCTAATGTAAGCGGCATTATTACCAAATTGGGTTGGCCCTACTCTCAAAGAAACCGACAACATTTACGCTATATACAAGTAACAACAGATGAAGGTCATCACCACCGATATTTTTACGTTAAACCTATTGTTCAACAACACGGCCGAGTGCGGGCAGGTGACGCCATTGGTATTGTTCAAACCCTTCAAGATATTTGGCCGGGCATTACTGACCACGTGCACTATGAAATAATTGTTGATGGTGACAAAGTAAATCCGAATAACTACCTTTTTAATTGGGGGTGATATGCCTGAAAAGGATTGGTCGCCAGGTAATTGGCATAGTTTAGTAATATTCTACCCTTTAGAAAACAAGAGCCACAGAAAGACCAAACAAAAGTGGTATATCGTTATAACAGAGGATTGCGTAATCCCTGCAAAGTGGAATGGGAAAAACTTTCTGGACGTAGACGGGGAAGTTGTAAATAACATTAAATACTGGGGACGTTATCCGACACACCCCCAGAATATTAAAGATAGGAGATGGTGAGAATGGGTTGGTTTGGTAAAATATTTGGTTCAGACAAAACCATAGAAAAAACTCTAGATGCGGCCTATTCTGGCATTGATAAAGTTTGGCACACTGAAGAAGAAAAAGCGGACCATTTTAAAAGTCTGTTAAAACTCTACGAGCCTTTTAAACTTGCGCAAAGACTGCTTGCGCTAATCGTTACTAGTTCGTATTGCGGGATTTGGATTTTGTGCGCCCTACTCTTTAGCGTATCAGCGTTTTTTGATCCATGTCTCGATGTGTGTAAAGCAAGCCAACTCATGAACATCAGCAAAGAATTGGCAAGCTTTAATAATCAGATATTAGGCACCCCCGCCGCAATAATTCTAGCGTTTTATTTTGGTGGCGGCGCGGTTGAAGGTGTTGTGAAAGCTAAGTCTAGTTAGATAAGTCCGGCAAGTAAGCCCACCTTAAAACTCTGAATCCGTTGCTTTCTTGATCTAGCCAATTGTGCATATTTATTCCGTATTTGTACCCCGATCCAGGAACATACCCCCATCCATCCTTTTTATATCTTGTTACTGCGTAGGTTTCCATCGTTCCAGGGCCTTTATCTCTAACAACTAATATGACTTTAGAGCAATCGCCAGGTTCATTGCATTCTGGCTTGTCTATAAAAGCACACCTGAAATTCAGTGAGGTTGCCATCTCTTCTTTAATCCTCTTTATTATCTCACAGCTCATAATTATCCCCTCTCTGTTTAATAATGTTTCAGTGTTATAATGCATTAATATCATTTCTTTTTTCTAAAATTTCCATTTGTAATTCAATTATCTGTCGTATGCCTTCGTCATATTCCTTGAAGATTGCCTCAATTTCTTTTGCTGATTGATGCATGCTAATCATAACAAAAATGCAGTAACTCATGAGTACAATTGCTACACCTACGATCCAGTAATCCATTATGACCTCCTATTAATCTCATTAACTAATCTCATTGTTTGTTTATGCTGCTCTTTCATGTGCACTTCAATCAAATCAATTGCCCCATGCATTTTTGCTTGTTGAACAGCTACATACAGATTTATTGCTACAAGTGAAACCATTACAGCTATACATGCTCCTATCATTTATCTCTGACCCTCCTTAAAAAATTAGCTGTTTTAGTGTAGACCCATTCAACCAACATGCAGGGAATCATGAGCGCCAAATAAACGGCGCCCATAACTAAAACCCCCGCAACTTTAGCTAAACTCAAATTAGTTTTATAAACAAAATTATCAGTATGTGATGTTTGATAAGTTGGTTGATTGTAACGTATTATCTGTGCCACTTTCTATCTCCACGTAATGTCTGTTAACTGCAATCCCGATAAAATCATATATCAGGTCCCTTTGCTGCATTGCTATCACGTCTGACTTGACCCACTGATAGCAAATGCTCTCTACGTCTGCCATATCGTCTATTGTTGGGTCTATCAGCTCGTACATGTTCCA